TGCACCTCAGGCAGCGCGACGAACCACGATTGGAGGTGCCGCGATGGCACCGCTACCAGGTGAGCACTTCACCCGCGAGCGCGACGCTCGCAGACTGTCGAAGGCCAAGGCGTCTCACGTTTCCGGCACTGATGGCGACCCGATCGGCCCGACCTTGTCGAAATTGACCGGCGTCAAGGCTGCCGATTGGCCGAAGCCTGTCCGTGATTGGTTCGACGCGTGGCGACGATCTCCGCAGGCCCGACTCTTCGTCTCCGAGGTCGAATGGCGGGCGCTCGCGCGTGGCGCCTACCTCGTGCAGATGTTCCACGACCCGGACACGTCCGACCAGTCCCGCATCCAATCGTGGAACTCGCTTGCACGGCTCGAATCCTCTCTCGGCGCGACTCACGTCGACAGGATCAAGTCGCACATGAAGATCAAGCCGGCGGAAACCGAAGCGCCGAAGCCTCCCGCGACGGTGGATTACCGCGCAATGCTCGCCTGACCATGCCCGAGCGGACGCTCGGATGGCAGATCCTCGACTGGATCACCGCCAATCTGAGCCAACCGGACGGACCTAACGCCGGCGAGCAGCTGGTGATGACTCCGGAGCAAGGGCACTTCATCTTGAAGTGGTACGCGGTCGACGGTAACGGGAAATGGGTCTACCGCCGCGGACAGTTTCGCCGCAGCAAGGGCCACGGAAAGTCCCCGATGACCGCGGCACTGTCACTGGTCGAGCTCTGCGGGCCGTGTCGCTTCGCTGGTTTCGACGCGCAACTGCAGCCGGTGGCGATGTTTCACCCGGCGCCGTGGGTGGTGCTGGCTGGAGTCAGTGAAGAGCAGACCTTGAATACGATGTCGCTGCTGGCGCCGATGGTGGAGAACTCAGACCTCGAGCTGGATGTCGGCATTACCCGAGTGTTCTCCAAGTCCGGCGGGCGATTGCACCCGATCACCGCGTCCGCTCCGACTCAAGAGGGCGCCCGTCCGACGTGCGCGATCATGGACGAAACTCAGCACTGGATCACGAACAACGGCGGCCACAAGCTGGCTCAGGTGATCCGCCGGAACCTGGCGAAGTCCCGCGACGGTGCAGCTCGGGCGTTGGAGACGACGAACGCGCACCGGCCCGGCGAGGATTCAGTCGCCGAGCAGACGCATCTGGCATGGCAGGCGCAGCAGGAGGGCCGCACTCGTAAGGGTGGGATTCTGTTGGACACTCGCGAGGCGCCGGCGACGACGGACCTCAAGGACGAGGCTTCGCTGCGCGCCGGGTTGAAAGTTGCCTACGGGGATTCCGACTGGGTTGACCTGGACCGGATAGTCGCCGAGATCTACGACCCCGGCACTCCGGTAGACACGTCGCGACGGTTCTACCTGAACCAGATCGTCGCAGCCGAGGACTCGTGGATCGCGCCGTCGGAGTGGGACGCCAACGCTGATCCGTTGCTGGAGCTGGCGCGCGGAGACCGGGTCACGCTCGGATTCGACGGTGGCCGCTCGGACGACTCGACTGCCCTGATCGCCTGCCGGATCGACGACGGTTCCGCGTTCATCGTGGGACTGTGGGAGAAGCCTGACGGTCCGATGGGTGACGGATGGACTGTCGACCGCGGCCAGGTGCGGGATCTGGTGGACTTCGCATTCACTGAGTACGACGTCGCAGCGTTCGCTGCCGATGAAGCGCTGTGGCAGTCCGACATTGACCGGTGGGGCGAGATGTACGGCGAAACCCTCGCTGTCCGGGTGGGCCCGAAGCATCCGATCGGGCTCTACATGTCCGAGAACGCCGAATTGACCAGGGCTACTGAGGCGCTGCACACGGCGATCGTGAACGGCGAATGTCCGCACCCGGACCTACCGAGCCTGAACCGTCACGTCTACAACGCTCGCCGCCGGCCGAACCGGTGGGGTGTCTCATTCGGCAAGGAGCATCGCGAATCGGCCCGCAAAGTCGATTGCGTGTCAGCCCTGGTGCTGGCCCGGATGATGCGTCAACGTGTCCGCGCAACCGCGACCCCCGAACCTACTCGGCGTACTGGCGCCGTCTACGCCTTCTAGAGGAGGACCTGTGGAACTGTCCTCCGAGGACGCTGTCGGAGTTGCCAAGCACCTTCTGAAGGTCCGCAACTCTGAGCACAGCGAACTGACGAAGATCCACGAGTACCTCGAAGGCGATTGCATCCCCGGCTATATCCCGCGGGACGCCAAGGAGGAGTACCGGTGGATCGCGAAGCAGTCGAACGTCAACATTCTGCCGAAGATCGTCGACGCTCACGCGCAGTCGCTCTACGTGTCCGGGTATCGCTCGCCGGAGGATGAGACGGAGAACCTCCCGGCGTGGGTGGATCATTGGCAGGCGAATCGGATGGACGCACGCCAGACGGGGACACACCGCGCGACCCTGTCCTACGGCGCGTCTTACGTCCAGGTGCTTCCCGGTGACACCGCTCCGGCGTGGTCGCCGTTCACTCCGCGGGACATGACCTGTGTCTACGCGGATGCGGTCAATGACGAGTGGCCGCAGTGGGCGCTGACGTGTGATCGCGAAGGCGACCAACTCTCGATGACGGTCCTCGGGCCGGAGTACCGGTATCTGTTCACCGCGAAGAACGTTGACTCGACCCCTGACCTGGTCGCGGTGGAACGTCACGGCGTGCCGTGGACTCCCGTTGTCCGGTTCTTGAGTGAGTACACGCTCGACGACGAGTCTCGTGGCCTGGTCGCGCCGCTGATCCCGATCCAGGACCAGATCAACCTGACGACGTTCAACGGCCTGGTCTCCCAGGTCGCCGGCGCGTTCCCGCAGAAGTGGGCGACCGGCATGGATATCCCTAGAGATGAGCAGGGACGTCCGGTCGAGCCGTTCAAGGCCGCGGTCACTCGGCTCTGGGTTGGGGAAGGTGAAGGTACGCGGTTCGGTTCGTTCGACGCGACCGACCTCAAGGGCTATCTGGACTTCCGCGAGGACAGTATTCGGCTGGCCTGCACGATCGGTTCGGTCCCGCCGCATACCGTCCTCGGCGCACTCGCGAACCTCTCAGCTGAGGCGATGGCCGCAGCGGAGATTCAGAAGACCAGGGCCGAAGACGAATACCGGATTCTGTTCGGCGAGTCGTGGGAGCAAGTGTTCCGACTGTCGCGGTTCATCGCCGGCGATACGTCCGCGGTGGCTGACACTGCAGCGGAGGTCGTATGGAAGGACACCGAGGCGCGGTCGTGGTCGCAGATTGTGGACGCGGCTGTGAAGTTGCGGGCGATGGGGATGCCGATGGCGTTCGTCGCCGAGACGCTCGGGGTGACCCCGCAGCAGATGCCGCAGCTGCTCGACGTCATCGCCGCCGAGGCCGATATGGCGGCCGTGTCCCAAGCGAAGGCGTTCGGCGTGTCAGGGATGACGGCTGATGGCCAGGTCGCGTGAACGCGTCCTCGACGAATACCTGAACGAGCTCACGAAGTGGGGTCTGACGACCGCCGTCAAACTGTGGTCCCAGGTCGACATCTCTGACGTGAAGGGCACGTGGGCCGAGATCTTCCCGGCAGTGATGGCCGCACATGAGGGTCTGGTCACTGCCGCGCTCAACGCGGTGGACGACTACATGACGATGAAGGCCGGAGACATCGGATTCCGTTATGACGTCACGTGGCGCCAGGACCGGCCGAACCGTCCCCGCGAGGTCTATTGGGGCGCGGAGGCGAGTACTGGTCTGGGGTCGGCTCCGATCCGGGTCCTGTGGGGAATCAAGAACGGCAAACCTCCCGAGGTCGCGATGGCGTTGGGTGCTAATCATCTGACGCGGATCTTCGGCACCGAGGCGCATCAGATCGGCCGGACCGTGACCCTCGAACGTGTGCTGGCGTCGGGCTGATGGGCTGGGAGCGGTGGCGTCGGGTACCTGAACCTGGCGCGTGCGACTTCTGCCTGATGTTGGCTACGCGTGGCGCTGTCTACGCGAGTCAAGAGACCGCGGGTAAGGACAACGACTACCACGCGCATTGCCATTGCGACCAGGAGTCCGAAGGCAACTTCGACGCCAGGACTGACGTGCGGATCTCGCTGTCAGACGCGCGGGAGACGGTCGACTTCCGGCACAACGGGACCGGACGCGACTACTCATACGACCTGTCCAACTTCCGCAACCTCGGCGTCTCGGACGTCCCTGGCGCTCCGTCGTGGGAGTTGGGACTCGCAGCTTCGGCAGACGAGGTCGAGCTCCGGCTGATGACCATCGCTCGGCATCTCGGCGACACCGACCGGATGGGCATCTTCAGCGCCGCTCAACGTCGAGCGAAGGCCGCACGGATCGCACGATTGAACAAGGAAGCGGACCTGCTGGTCGGCCGCGACGTACTGCGACCGAAGCGGACGCCGAACACTGGCCGGCGCAAGGTCGGCAAGCCGGGACGCCAATCGACCGGACCTCGCAGCACCGCGGCTCTTCCCGCGGACGTGACGTTCGAGCGGCTCGCGTCAATCGACCTGCAATTGAGCCAACTCGTCGCGCGTGACACCGGCAGCAACGACTGGGTCACGTCGCGAATCAAAGCCCTCCGCAAGGAGCGGGCCGCGCTCGTCAAGCGGCTCTAACCAAGACCCCCAGCAACTCCGCTGGGTGCACCCACAAGAAATGAGAAGGCGCGATGCCGGATCTGGAAACAACCACGCCCGAAACCGACGCGACGTCGGAACCCGAACCGCTCGGCGACGCCGGGCTAGCGGCACTGCAGAAGGAACGCGACCAGCGCAAAGCGCTGGAGAAGCAGATCCGCGAACTGAAACCGCTAGCCGCGAAGGCTCGCGAGCTCGAAGAGGCCTCCAAGTCCGAACTGGACAAGGCCGCCGAACGTGCCACCGCCGCGGAAGCACGCGCAGCCAACGCGGAGGCGCAACTCGTCCGCAAGGACATCGCCGCGAGTAAAGGCCTCAAACCCGAGGCTGCCGAGTTCCTCACCGGTACGACGCCGGAGGAGATCGAGGCATCCGCGGAGAAGTTGCTCGCACTCATGCCGGACCCGCAACGTCCTCCCGGTCGACCCGTGGAGCAGTTGCAGTCCGGTGCTGTACCGGCCGCCAACCAGTCCGGGTCCACACCCGACGACTGGATTCGGCACGCCGTAGCTGCTCGCCAGAGCCGCTAATCCAAGCCCC